GCTCACCGATCAGGACTGGATCGCGGCTCGCCGGTTCACGATTAACCAGGTGTCGCAGATGTACGGGGTTCCGCCCCAGTACCTGTACAACCTTGAGAACTCGACGCAGGAACAGACCAGTGAGATGTCGCGTGCGTACGTCGACACCTGCCTCGGTTCATACCTTGCCTCGATCCAGACCGAACTTGGCTTCAAGTTGCTGCCAGGCCGTGACTCTGGCGATCGATACCGAGTCTGGTTCGACACTGCTCCGCTAATTCGCGGCACGTTCAGCGAACAGGTCGGTGCGATTCAGACTGCGATTCAGTCGGGCATCATGACCCGAAACGAAGCCCGCGCGATGATGGGCTACACCCCGATCGACGGTGGTGACGAGATTCTTATTGGTCCCAACATGCTCCCGGTGGAGCAGAATCAGGAACAGGCTGCTGATGAAGATCGAACGCCGAATGATGCCAGCGGGGACGCTGACGAAGCGGACGCTTGAGGGTCTCGCGGTTCCTTACCGCAGCCTCAGTGTCGTTCTTCGAGACCGCCCGCGCGCGTACCGCGAAAAGATTGCTCCGGGTGCGATGCAGATTGACGAGTCAGTCTCAATGTTCATTCAGCACAACCCTGGCGGCGTACCTCTTGCACGAACAGGCGCGGGGACGCTTCGATTCGAAGAGAGAGAGAATGGACTCGGATTCGAATGCGACTTGCCGGATTGCCGACAAGACGTGATCGAAGCACTGGAAAGAGGTGACTTCGACGGATCCGTTTCAGTGGGTTTTATCGTTGCTGAGGATGGCGACACTTGGCAACACCGTCGATCAGGTCCGAGCGTCCGCACGGTGCGGGCGGCTCGCCTGGTCGAACTTAGTTTGGTGACTGCGGGGGCCTACGGGTCCGCAACGTCCCGTCTTACTTAGGAGTCCTCCAATGGACGACGCACGGAGTCTCCGCGAGCAGCGGGACGAACTCGCGGGCAAGATGAATGACATCCTGCTCCGCAACGACAGCATCGACGACACCGAGTCGATCGAACTTCTCGAACAGGGTGAGGCTCGCCTTGCCGAAATGGACACGCAGATTCGTGGTGCCGAGGCACGCGAAAAGGTGTCCGCTCTCGTTAAGAAGCCGTCTTTCGGTTTCACGCCTGGTGCGGGCACCGCTTCTCGCGAGGATCGCCGGTATCGGTTCGAGATGAACGGCACCGACATCAGGGTCGTCGGCGGTAACTCTGACCTTCGAGCCAACCCGCTCGGCGGTGGCTCGGATGGATCCGCTGCGACGTTTGACGCTGGTACTGTGAACGATCCAATCACCGGTGCAAGTATTCCGGTCGATCTTCTTGCGATGATGATTCGCAAGTTGCCTCGCCTGGCGGTTCTTCGACAAAACTTTGCTGTTCGGACTTACAGCAACGATGTCGAACTCCAGCGTGTGAACGCTCGTATTGAAATGTCTTCGGACGCAGTCCCTCCTGTTCCGAATGATTTCACCGCTGAATCGGGGGACTACCCCGGCAAGATCGGTTCGTTCGAGCGTGTGCGGGTGCGCAACTTTAAGACTTCGGCAAAGTCGAACGTCACCGAGGAATTTCTTCGGGATGCGCGTGGAAACGCTGTTCAGGAAATGCTGCTCCAGCACTCCGAAGAACACGGACTCCAGTGGGACGCTTACTACTCCACTGGTGTCGGTGAAGACCTTGCCCCGGAACCGGTGTTTCTGACGCCTACTGCGTGGGCTTTGGCCTACGACGTTGCCGCAGGTAACACTGCGGGCACTACTGGGCCGCAGTCAGCCCCTCACAGCGATATCAATACTGAAGTTCTGGATATCTCAGAACTCGATGACGGGGGTGTTGCTGCTGGTACAGAATTGACCCGCGCGTTTGCGTCTCTGCGTTACGACAAGATTCCGGCTCAGTATTGGGGCGGACTCAAGTGGATCATGGGTCAGGAAACCTTTTCGGCAATCGCAGGTGTTGCCGATGCAAACGGTCGCCCGATCTACCAGCCGCTTCTCACCTCGACGGTTGCCAACGACAACTCGGTCGGGACCATCTTTGGTCTTCCGGTTTCTGTCAGCAACAACCTTCCCGGCAAGGACGCGAACGCGGTTGCGGCGGTCCTGGTTCACACCGAGGACTACGGCATTTTCGACAGGAGCGGATTCAATCAGTTGCTCGACCCCTACACCGACGCGGGCAAGGGCGAGGTTCGATACCTCACCCGGATGCGTTCGGACGGTCGATGGCTTCGTCCCTTCGCCGCAGGCCAGTTGGTCTGGCAGGCCTGATCGGTCATCTTTCTCCTTCTCCGCCTCCCCTGCCTTCGGGCAGGGGGGGTCGGGGAGGCTGGGGTCTACATGGCGCACACGCTCTCCAACCTGGGAACGCACCAGTTCCAACTCTCCGAGTTCAAGGATCACATCCGCCTGGAGATCACGGATGACGACCCCGCTGCGCAGCGGTCTCTGGATGCCGCAGTGTTTGCAGTCGAGAAGTGGACCGGGCGTCTCATGCGGTCGGGGACGGTCACCCAGGAGTCGGGCTACTACCGACCGCCGTTCCGTGCTGAGGTCGGGTCGCCGACGAACATCGGGACTGTTACGGAAGTCGATGCTGCGGCGGAAACGACCACCGACGTGACTTCCAAGTTCTATCTGATGACGAGCGCGGGCTGGTGGTACGCGATGGTGCGTCCCGACAAGTCCTGCGAATACCGCAAGTATTACCGTTGGGAATACTCGGTCAACACGCCGGACATCGAGCAGGATCTCAAGTTGTGCGTCTTCGGACTGGCAGCCAACTTCTACGAGAACCGCGAGCAGGTTCAGCAGAACATCAACCTTTCCAAGTTGCCGATCGGCTACCGATCCCTGCTGGACAACTTCCGGGACGGTGCAATGTGAATAGTGGCGGCGCACGACATCGGATCACCGTGACGTGTAGCACGCCTGACGCCGGCAGCGTCGGTCAGTCCGACTACATCGGCGGCACCGACACCACCATCACGCGGTGGGGCCAGGTAAAGAGCATCAAGGGCAAACTCGACGACCAGGGCATGCAGCAGATGGAAGGACGCCGGTTCTTCCAGATCAAGATGCGGTATGACTCGGGCATCGACTACGGCTGCCGCCTGACCTACAAGGGTCGGGAACTAGCGATCGAGCGGATCGAGGACGTGCGGGAAGTCGAACACGAACTGGTGATCTACGCTTTCGAGGTGGACCTGTAATGGAATACAGCGTCGACGAAAAGCAGATTCAGCGTGACCTCCAGAACCTTATCGACAAAGGCGGTCTGAACAAGAAGTACGCAAGACTTGCGGCACAATCAGCGGCGGATGTCGTTGATACAGAAGCACGCAAGGGGTACAAGACTGCTCACTATCGAGTTGGAAGCAGCAAGACCCACCTCCAGGGAAACTTCCTCACGCCTGCTGGCAGGCCGGTATACAGCCCACGCGCTCAATGGCGGAATTGGGCTTCAAAGCGAGGAAGCATTAAGTTCGACCGCAAGAAGCAACGGAAAACGGAATTCTGGTTTCGGTCGATGATCAAACGAATCAACAACGGTCGAGGAAACCCTTCAACTCTGTCGCACTTAATCGAAGACGGCGCAAGGCACTTCCGAACTGGCCGGATGAACTTTGCTCACAAGATCCGCAGAGAAGCGTTTTCCCGAAAACGAAGAGAAGCGATTCGAGTGCTAGAAAAAGGCATCGGCTTGGCGTTCCAGAACGCAACGACCTCGACCAAGATGGGCCTAGTCAACTTCAGAAAGACGGCGCAGAAATGAGTATTCCAGAGACCGCACACGACTTTCTGGTTGAGGCTGTAACCGACAGCGACGATGTGCAGTTGTACCCGGTGTCTCCGTTTGTTCGGAATCACGCGGTAGGATTTCCAGCGGTCATCTACACGTTCGAGGGTGACGACTTCCTGAACCCGATCCCGGCGGTGACCAGCCCCAGGCTCGTGCGGTACAACGCAATGGTTCTGTCTCGCACGTTGGAAGAGGCCGAGACGATCGGCCAGTTGATTGTCGTAGCAGCGAGATCAGTCGAGTGTCCGATGCGTGTGACCTCGGTAGGCCGAGACTACGAACCTGCTTATGACGGCGAGCGTCAGGGCATCTACATTCACACGACCTCTTTGGAGTTCTTCGCATAATGGCATTCCTACTCGGAAATCGTCTTCAGGGCCAATACGTTTTTACAAACGAAGCCGCCACTCCTGCTTCAGTCACGGTGGTTTTCGCAATTACCGGCTTTAGTCACAGCGGGGGCGATCGACCTGAGATCGACGTTACTACTGGAGCAGACAAGCGAAGAAAGGTTCTGCCTGGTCTTGCAAGTCCTGAAGAAATGACTTTATCTGTCAAGTACGAAATTGAAGATGCCGAAACACCAAGTGTTGACAATGTTGTTCAACTTCGAGAAGCACTCGAAATCTGCGACCACGGTGTGCTCACGATGAAGATGTATTCTTCTGAGGCGTGCGGAACTGATCGAACGTACCTTGCGGCGATGGACGTTGACGCCGTGTCTTGGAACTTCTCGACCGAACTGGACGGGATCATGGAAGGCGAAGTTACCTTCCGGGTGCGACACTGATGTTTGAACCTAAGAAGGAAACGCACACCGTCCGAGGACAAGAAATCACCATCCGCGAGTTGGAGGCGGATGTCCTTGCCAACCTGGACGAAGCAATGTCGGCAGCGGTTGCTGCCTCGTTGGTGCCGGAAAGAACGCAGGCCGAGGTCGCCCAGTGGCCCGCCCAGGTCGTCACTGAGATCTTCGGATTGGTTGCGACGTTGAACGGGTGGAACATCGAGGGAAAAGGCTAGAGCCGATCGACATGCTGATCCATCGGGTCGCATCCCAGATCGGCATGATGGCTCGGCAGGTTCGGACAGAGATGAGCAGCAGCGAGTTGTTGGACTGGGCTGAGTACTTCCGCCGCGAGGCGGGCGAGCAGACCGAAGAAGAGATCGCGGCAGCGATACGAGGTGCATTCAAATGGCAAACGTAGGCAATCTCTTCGTCAACGTCAGCGGGAACACCAAGGGTCTTACCAAAGCACTTGGAACCGCAAAGTCTGAACTGACCAAGTTTGACAAGCAGGTTGGAAGGCCCAAGGGGGATTTCATGCGTCGAGCGCGTGGTCGGTTTACGTCTGCGATGAACGAGCGAAGACAGTTCAGCCAGCAGATGTCTAGTTTCATCGGACCTCAGCCTGCTGGTCATGTCGAGAAGATCCAAGCAAGGATGGGCAAGAAAGAGGCTGCTGCCAGGGGGCAATATCGCCAAGCCCAACGCCAGCAAACTATCTCGAACATGGGGGCATCAAGCCGGGCCATGATGACGGCTTCGTTCGCTGCGATTGGCATCACAATTTCCGCAGTTGTGAGCGCATTTAACATCGCCAGGAAACAAGCGCAATCCGCAGAGAATGCAGTAGACGCCTATAAGTACGCTGGTCCAATGGGCGGAAAAATTGCGGAGGAAGAAGTTCGAAAAGAAATGGGAGCGTTAGCGGCAGCGCAAGACCCTCGAATCAGCCAAAAGTTTCTCGACAAAGCAAAGCAAGAAAGATACGAGCAAGAAACAGCAATCCAGTCGGGTTCGATGGGCCTAAACATGAACTGGAACGAAATTTCTAGTGAGTTTGGTCGGTCATTTGCCCAAGCAATGGGCGACCTTGGAGTAACTGGGTTTCTTGGGGGTCAAGGGCCAAGCCGAAACACCGGGCCAGTATCAACTACAGGGAACACGGGCGGACCATGACCTGCACACCAACGATCACTGTTCGAAAAAGTTCCAACTCCACTTCGACCGGAGGACTTTTTCAGCCAAGCACTGCAACGGTCACACTTGTCGTTCATTACTGCAACTCTTGCACAGGAGGATCCATTCCTCCAGAAACTCCGTTTCAAGTGCTGGAGGATGTGAACGGAACGTATTGGGACATTGTGGTCGGGCGACCGCTGGCCGAAATTGATGCCAACGGAAATCGCACGGCGTGGCTTCAGGCGTACAGCGCAGACATGACATTCCAGGATGTCGCCGACGTCAATGCCGGGACCAAAGACTACGCCTACTACTACGTCAAAGATTACTCTTGCAGGCAAATCCTCGAAGGCGACCCAGGGCTCTGGGAAATTTCAATCAACGTCTCGATGATGAAGGTCGACAGTGCAGCGCAATACCCGCACTGCTCTGTTGATATTCAAACCACCTCAAGAATGGCAAGCGCGTGGCGATTGGGGCCAGGAACAGGAACAGACGTCCTCAAAGTTCCAACGACAAACGCAACAGCAACTGGTCCAATGATGGGTTCTTTAAACGCCGGAGGTTTCTGGGAACCTAAAAACTGGCGCGGACAGAATTCCACCTACCAAGATGTGAACGGGTTCGACATTGACATCAACGGAAACCCGATGTCAGTGGCAATCGAGCAGATTCGATACACGATTTCGTTTGTTGTGCGTCGTCCATATATTGGGCTAATTTCCTCTTCGGCAATTTCTACAATAGAAACAAATTCGACATGGGATGAGTGGGTCGGCAATGCAGGTTGTTACGTCAACAAGCGAAACGACACCACTATGTTTGGGTATCGGCCTGGAGAACTTCTCTGCGAAGCCATCAACGTGACGCCGATTGACGAGCAATTCAGCAAAGCGTCGATCGTTCTAGTGTGGGATGAATGGGGTCATTTCGATCAGCAAATTTGGTCGCCGAGCGGAAGACTTGGCGGTCTTTCGGATCAAAGTTATTCGTACACTGGTGGCGCAACTGACCGATTCATTCGCACTGCGCTAGCGGTTTTCTGGACTACCTCCTATCAAGAAGCGTTCCGGGTGGTAGGAATGTCCGGTGCGATGCCAA